GGCGGCTTTGAAAAATTCGCTGAATGGGGGTTGTACTAATGGTAATTGAGAGAAAAAACACGGCAGATTTACTTCCTGCTGACTATAACCCTCGCAAAGACCTGAAACCCGGTGATGCGGAATACGAAAAGCTGAAACGCTCCATTGAGCAGTTCGGCTATGTGGAACCCGTGATCTGGAACAAGACCACCGGCAGAGTTGTGGGCGGTCATCAGCGCCTTAAGGTTCTCATCGATATGGGCATCACCGAGGTGGAATGTGTTGTGGTGGAAATGGACGAGTCCAAGGAAAAGGCTCTGAACATTGCCCTCAACAAAATCAGCGGTGATTGGGATAAGGATAAGTTGGCTCTGCTCATTGCAGATTTGCAGGGTGAGGATTTTGACGTATCCCTTACCGGCTTTGAGCCTGCCGAAATTGATGCTCTGTTTAAGGACACCATTAAAGATGGCATCAAGGATGACGATTTCGATGTGGAGGCTGAACTGAAAAATCCTACCATCACCAAGCCTGGTGACGTATGGACCCTCGGTCGCCACCGCCTTGTATGCGGTGACAGCACCAAAGCTGAAACCTTTGAGACCTTGATGGATGGCATCAAAGCCAACCTTGTGATTACCGACCCTCCGTACAACGTCAACTATGAAGGCTCTGCGGGTAAAATCAAGAATGACAACATGGCAGACGATGCCTTTTATAATTTCCTCCTGGCTGCATACACCCAGATGCACTCCGCAATGGCGGATGACGCATCTATTTATGTGTTCCATGCAGACACCGAGGGTCTGAACTTCCGCAGGGCTTTTGCCGATGCGGGTTTTTATTTGTCCGGCTGTTGCATTTGGAAGAAGCAGTCCCTTGTGTTGGGCCGTTCACCATACCAGTGGCAGCATGAGCCTTGCCTCTATGGTTGGAAGAAAAACGGTAAGCATCAGTGGTATACCGGACGCAAGGAAACCACCATCTGGGAGTTCGACAAGCCCAAGAAGAACGGTGATCATCCTACGATGAAACCCATTCCTCTGCTTGCGTATCCCATTATGAACTCTTCCATGAGCAACGCTGTGGTGCTTGACCCCTTCGGCGGTTCCGGTTCTACGCTTATTACCTGTGAGCAAACCGACCGCATCTGCTATACCGTGGAACTGGACGAAAAGTTCTGTGATGTTATCGTAAAACGCTACATTGAGCAGGTCGGCAGCTCCGATGGTGTTTCCGTGCAGCGTGATGGTTTGACCTACAATTACTCCGAATTGGTATAACAGAAATTCCGAAATGGAGGTACAACATGAACAATTTAACCCTGGGCAGTCTGTTTGACGGTTCGGGTGGCTTTCCTTTGGGCGGCTTGATTTCTGGTGTGACCCCTGTGTGGGCATCGGAGATCGAGCCGTTTCCTATTCGTGTCACCACCAAGCGTCTGCCTTTTATGAAACATTACGGTGACATCTCCCGGATGGATGGCGGGAAGATTGAGCCTGTGGACATCATCACCTTCGGCTCACCTTGCACCGATATGTCGGTGGCAGGCAAAAGAGCCGGTCTTGAGGGACAACAGTCCGTCCTTTTCTATCAAGCCATCCGTATCATTAAAGAAATGAGGTGTGCTACCAATGGCAAATATCCAAGATACATCGTGTGGGAGAACGTCCCCGGTGCCTTCTCCTCAAACGGCGGCGAAGACTTCAAAGCAGTCCTTGAAGCGGTTATCGGCGTTGTCGAACCGGACACCCAGGTGCCTGTTCCTGAAAAAGGCAGATGGCCCTACGCAGACTGCTATATGGGAGACGAATGGAGCGTTGCTTACAGAGTTCTTGACGCTCAATTCTGGGGAGTCCCCCAGCGAAGAAAACGCATCTACCTTGTCGCAGATTTTGCAGGTGGGAGTGCCTTCGACATACTTTTTAAGTCCGAAGGCTTGTCAGGGTATTCTGCGGAGGGCTTCCGCACGTGGCAAAGAACTGCCTGCGGTGCTGAAAGCTGCTCTGGAGCAACAGGCTTTGACGGATACAACGGAGAACTAACGGGTGATGTTTCTTCGACCCTCGGTGTAAACTGCGGCATGAGTACCGGCAGAAATGGCATAGTTCTCAATGACCAGGGCGGCAACCGTATGGATGTCACCGATGAGGTCACCGCCACGCTTCGTGCGGAGGCACATCATCCACCTTGCGTTTTGGAATCCGCAGGCTTTTGTACAGAACATTCTGCCCAGAGCCGTAGCATTGGCTATGAGGAAGAAATGTCTCCGACGCTCCGTGCGGGTGTTGTTCCTGCTGCAATTGCAATTGAAAACCATCAGGCTGACAGCAGAATTAAGATCCGTGAGGACAATATCTGTCAGACCCTTACCTGCAATATGGGTATGGGCGGCAACAACGTACCTCTCGTTATGGCAGACGCTTGCAATTGGGATGGTGAGCAGGTTGCACCTACGCTTACGGCACATAATGCCGGCGGCAATCAGCGTATGCCCGATAAAAACCACTTCAACTGCGTGATTGAGGCTTACGGCATCTGTTCCAAGGACAGCAATTCCATGAAGTCCGATAATCCCCACAGCGGCATCTACAAGGCAGATACATCCCGCACCATCGATGGCAATGGTGGCAATCCCGGATGCAACCAGGGCGGCATCATTGTAATTGAGGGCAACGGTACTCGTCCCTCACACCAAGGAGATGGCTATAAAGAGTCTGATGTGATGTATACCCTCAATACGGTTGACCGCCATGCCGTTTATGCCATGACTACAGGTAGCTTTGCCCAGGTTGCCGAGGATAAGGCACCTACCGTGCTTGCCAGGGATTACAAAGATCCTACAGCCGTTTGCTACGGCATCGGAAGGGATACCTTCAACCAGGGTAAGAACGCAAAGTTCTCTCCATCCTTCTCCGAGGAGGTACAGCCTACAATGGTAGCCAAAGGTCCCGGTGCTGTTCAGAACGGATACACTGTCCGCAGGCTGACACCTACCGAGTGTGCAAGGCTGCAAGGTTTCCCGGACTGGTGGTGTGATGACCTCGGCACGGAGGCACCTACGATGGATGACCTCCGCTATTGGTACGATGTATTTGAAACCCACCGCAAGATTGCCGGAACTTCCTCCAAACCAAAGACGCTGAAGCAGATAGCCAAATGGCTGCGCGATCCCCATTCCGATGCCGCCGAATATAAGATGTGGGGCAACGGAGTGGCTCTGCCGTGCGTGGTTTTCGTACTGTCCGGCATAGTGTACAGTACACAAAATGTGGCCGATAATGCACCAACATAATCTACACCGAAAATATGCGGATATGACTGGATATATGCCGAACATGACGGTAATATGTGCATACCCAAAAAGAAGGAGGTATACACATATGCCAAAACCACCCCCTGTCGAGGAAACCTTGACAGAAGCCATTGAACAGCTGGTGCTGGAGCGTATCAACGGGTACGGCGAATGCGAAAGCACAGCGGTTCAAGCAGCCTATCAGCGGTTCGATACCGCAATGAACAGGCTGAAAGCTACATTATCACCGGAGCAGAGCCAATTGCTAATTGATTGCGAGAATGCCATTTCCGAAGTAGACGGTGAGACCATGAACTACTATTACCGTGCCGGATTTGCGGATGCAGTCACCCTTATGAACGGAGGTCAAAAAGATGACAATCAAAATTAATGCCCAGGGCGCAGAACGCAAGCGCCTGGTACAGACCATTTCCAATTGGCTCGGCTGTGATGCCAAGTACCTCGGAGTTCCTTCCTGTGCCTACAAGGTGGATTACTTCACCATTGAAAAGGACGGAAACCTCACTTTTGATGACAGCGCAGACAGTGAGGTTATCGAAAGACTGCTGCAGCACATCTACGATGAGGGCTTCGACATCGACCAGAGCCATACCGAGGACAAGCCGGAAGAAGAAATCAGCGGCATCTGCATTTCCATGCCTCGTAGCCTTTTCACCGACAGTAACCTGGAGAACCTTAAGGCCATCGTTGCCGCCAAGGGCAGCCTCATCAAGAAGGCACTCGGAGTAGCCGACCTTCCCATTGAGGTAACCGACACCAAGGTTTCCTTTTCCTGGTTTCCCGGCACTCCCACCCCGGAGGAACTCAATGCCTATGACACCTTCATCTGCAAGCTGTGCGAAATGGCCCGCAACCAGAAGCGAGTCAACACCAAGGAAAAAGATGTGAACAATGAGAAATATGCTTTCCGCTGTTTTCTCCTGCGTCTCGGCTTCATCGGTGACGAGTATAAGGTTGCCCGAAAAATCCTGCTCCGCAACCTGACGGGCAGTTCTGCCTTCAGAAGCGGTCAGCGGTCGGAGGTGGAATCATGCGAATAATCTCCAAAGAAGCCTTACAAGCCCTTCGTGAGCGTTTCCCCAAGGGAACACGGGTGGAACTGGTGCAGATGGATGATCCGCAGGCCCCGCCCATTGGAACAAGAGGTACAGTGCGCGGTGTGGATGACATCGGTAGCATCCTGGTTGTCTGGGACAACGGCTGTGGCTTGAATGTAGCCTATGGCGAAGACATTTGCCGAAAGGTGGATGATACCGATGACTGAAGATATTCTGAGTAAGCTGTTCTACGGTCAGATTGACCCTTGGGAGAACAGCCTCCGGGATCGCAAGGAGCAGACACGGCTGAACATGGAAATGTCACAGCTTTGGGAGACTATCGAGAAGAAGGTCGATGGCGAAACCAAAGAACTCCTGGAGCATTACATGGTTCTCCGATCCGATTTGTCCATGCTATATGAATGCGATCACTTCAAGACCGGATTTCAGCTTGGCGTCCAGTTGCTCTTGGCTGCACTTGAGTCCGATGGCGGTAAATAACTACACAATTTATCCAATATGTCGGGCGAATGATTGTGTACTATATTATTGCTAAAAGACTGGATATAGTGTGCTTTTAGAGGTAATATGTGTCACACCGAAAGGAAAAAACACATTTTACGGAGGAACAACACCATGAAGAAAATCGACCTTTTTGAAAGAGCCATTGCAGAGAAGGCAGGCAGCCTCAAGGACTGGGGCATCAACAGCACCGCATTCTGGGCATACCGCAAGAGCATTGATGCTGGCAACGACCTCATCGACTTCTCCGAGGTCATTTGGGATGATGACATTGATGCAATCGTTCAGACCTTCACCGACAGCGGTATTACCGAGTTCACCATCAGCAGCACCTTCTCCGGTCTGATTCCCACTCTGGCAGCCTTTGACAAGCATGGCTTCAAGATGGCGGGTATCACCGAGGTCAACGCAAGCTACACAGATTGGCAGACCGGCAAGCACGCCAAGATTCCTGCAATCCGCATGGAGCGCAACTAAGGAGTGGCACAGAATCAGCCAAAACTTATAACCCACGCTAATTAAATAGCCCTGGGACTGAGCCGAGAGGCTCTGTTCCTCGTATATGACGGTCGCACCGATTACGGTGGCGGCTATTTTTTATACCCTTTTTGAGGAGGTGACCGCATATCAGAAAGCTAAAAAAGTACAAACCGACTAAGTTCATGGCGAAAGGTTCCTACTATGATAAGGATGCCGCCGACTATGCGGTAGCCTTTATCGAGTCCCTCTGTCACACCAAAGGCACCTGGGCAAGAAAGCCCTTTGAACTAATCGATTGGCAGGAGCAAATCATCCGAGATATTTTCGGAACGCTGAAGCCAAACGGCTACCGTCAGTTCAATACCGCATACATCGAAATCCCAAAGAAACAGGGTAAGTCGGAACTTGCTGCTGCCGTGGCTCTTCTTCTAACTTGTGGTGATGGCGAGGAACGTGCCGAGGTTTACGGCTGTGCTGCCGACCGACAGCAGGCATCCATCGTTTTCAACGTTGCCGCCGATATGGTAAGAATGTGTCCGGCTCTTGCTAAGAGGGTCAAAATCCTCGATTCGCAGAAAAGGCTCATCTACTTACCCACAGGCAGTATCTATCAGGTACTTTCCGCAGACGTTGGCAACAAGCACGGCTTCAATACCCACGGTGTTGTTTTCGATGAGTTGCACACGCAGCCGAACAGAAAACTGTTTGATGTTATGACCAAGGGTTCCGGCGATGCCCGTATGCAGCCTCTGTACTTCCTTATAACCACGGCGGGAAATGATACCAAGTCCATATGCTATGAAATCCACCAGAAAGCAAAGGATATCATTGAAGGCAGAAAAATCGACCACACCTTTTATCCCGTTATCTACGGTGCAGATGAAGGTGACGATTGGACGGACCCCGCCACCTGGAAGAAAGCAAACCCATCTCTCGGTATCACAGTAGGCATCGACAAGGTCAAGGATGCCTGTGAGTCCGCAAAGCAGAACCCCGGTGAGGAGAATGCCTTCCGACAGCTACGTTTGAACCAGTGGGTCAAGCAGGCTGTGCGTTGGATGCCGATGGAGCGCTGGGATAAATGTGCCTTTGCTACTTCGGAGGATGATTTGGAAGGCCGTGTCTGCTACGGCGGTCTTGACCTTTCGTCCACTACGGATATTACGGCATTCGTACTGGTGTTCCCACCGGAATATGAGGATGACAAGTACATCATTCTGCCGTACTTCTGGATACCGGAAGATAACCTGGACCTGCGTGTGCGCCGCGACCATGTTCCATATGATGTGTGGGAGCGCCAAGGTTACCTACAGACCACCGAGGGCAATGTGGTTCACTATGGCTATATCGAAAAATTCATCGAGAGCCTGGGTGAGCGTTTCAATATCCGTGAGATCGCCTTTGACCGTTGGGGCGCTGTGCAGATGGTGCAGAACCTTGAGGGTATGGGCTTCACGGTAGTTCCTTTCGGACAGGGCTTTAAGGATATGTCCCCGCCCACGAAAGAACTGATGAAGTTGGTGTTGGAGGAGAAAATTGCTCACGGCGGGCATCCCGTTCTCCGTTGGATGATGGATAACATCTTCATCCGTACTGACCCGGCCGGAAACATCAAGCCGGACAAAGAAAAATCCACAGAGAAAATCGACGGTGCGGTTGCCACCATTATGGCGCTCGACCGTGCGATCCGCTGTGGTAACGATACCACTGCTTCGGTTTACGATGACCGGGGCATTTTATTTATCTGATTGCAGCCGTGTATAACCCCACACGGTTTGCAATCGTGTTTGACGTACCACAGTCATACATGATTGCTGATTTCCCTCTGTTTGCAGTACAAATAAAATTTTCATTCGCTTAAATACATACTGCACTTTCTTTGCTATAATGAAGTCAAAGAAAACCGAGGAGGATTCAATATGGCAGAGATTACACTTCAAAACATCCATGATTGTTATGCTTACGGCAAGTGCGTGGCTGAAGGAGAAATCGAAATCGGCACCGCTGCAATGAACATCGCACGAACAGGAATGGATAAAGGGTCAGCGCAGATTTATTTACGATGTGTCCGTTCCATGATTCGCGGCGAACGATATACGGGTACGGTAAAAGAGATTGCTGTGTCCCATTTCTTAACTGCAATCATGTCGGACTACGGCTTTGATGGTCTCCGCAAAGCATTAGAAGCGTTGCGGCTGCATCTGGAATATCAGAAATCGTATCAAAGTCTTGCCGGACTCAAGCGGATCTATGACGAGTTCATGGATGTACTGCCATAACATTTTTTCATAGCCAAGCATCTATCGGAAACGGTAGGTGCTTTTCTTATGCTCATTTTCAAGGAAGGAGTGTGATTTTCATGAGTATATTCAGCGGCCTATTTCGTTCCAGAGATAAGCCCACCAATGCAACATCCGGTAGTTCCTACCGCTTTTTCATGGGCGGCAGCACCTCCGGCAAAAATGTGACGGAACGCTCTGCGATGCAGATGACCGCAGTTTACTCCTGCGTGAGGATTCTTGCGGAGGCCGTGGCGGGACTGCCTTTGCACCTTTACCGCTACACCGATAAGGGTGGAAAGGAGAAAGCCATCGACAATCCTTTGTATTTTCTCCTGCACGATGAGCCGAACCCGGAAATGACCTCATTCGTTTTCCGCGAGACCTTGATGACCCACCTTCTTCTGTGGGGCAATGCCTATGCACAAATCATCCGCAACGGCAAAAACGAGGTCATCGCACTGTATCCGCTGATGCCTAACCGCATGACGGTGGACAGAGATGAACATGGTCAACTTTATTACCAGTACAACACCAGCAAGGATGATGCCCCAACTATGAAAGGCAGCATCGTCAATCTGAAACCTACGGATGTGCTTCACGTTCCCGGTCTCGGCTTTGACGGTCTTGTGGGCTACAGTCCCATTGCGATGGCAAAGAACGCGATCGGCATGGCGATTGCCTGTGAGGAGTACGGTGCCAAGTTCTTTGCCAACGGTGCGACCCCCGGCGGTATCCTGGAACATCCCGGCACCGTCAAAGACCCTTCGCGTGTAAGGGAAAGCTGGAACTCTGCCTTTGGCGGCAGTTCCAATGCCAACAAGGTGGCAGTTTTGGAGGAAGGCATGAAGTACACACCAATCTCCATCTCACCGGAACAGGCACAGTTCCTGGAAACACGCAAATTCCAAATCAATGAAATTGCTCGAATTTTCCGAGTCCCGCCCCACATGGTCGGTGATCTGGAAAAGTCGAGCTTTTCTAATATTGAGCAGCAGTCCCTTGAGTTTGTGAAATACACCCTTGAGCCGTGGCTGGTGCGTTGGGAACAGGCTATGGTCCGTTCTCTCATAAGTCCGACCGATAAGAGCCGCTACTTTATCAAGTTCAATGTGGACGGTCTGCTCCGTGGTGATTACCAGAGCCGTATGAACGGTTATGCCACTGCAAGACAGAACGGTTGGATGAGCGCAAACGATATCCGTGAACTTGAAAATCTCGACCTTATTCCTCCCGAAGCTGGCGGTGACCTTTACCTTATCAACGGCAATATGACCAAGCTGGAGGATGCAGGATTATTCGCGGCAACTGCCGCTGACGGAAAGGAGGACAATTCCAATGAAGAAGTTTTGGAACTGGAAGAACCAGTCGAGCCCGGAGACACCGGAGAGGACGCTGTTTCTCAACGGCACAATCGCAGAGGAAAGCTGGTTTGACGATGATGTGACCCCTCAGCTTTTCAAGGATGAACTGAACGCAGGCACAGGTGATATCACAGTCTGGATTAACAGTCCCGGCGGTGACTGCGTGGCTGCGGCTCAAATCTACAATATGCTGATGGATTACAAGGGCAACGTCACCGTGAAAATCGATGGCATTGCTGCAAGTGCTGCCTCTGTCATTGCAATGGCAGGCACAAAGGTTTTGATGTCCCCGGTATCCATGATGATGATCCACAACCCCATGACGGTAGCCTTTGGCAATACTGCGGAAATGCAGAAAGCCATCGATATGCTGTCCGAGGTCAAGGAATCCATCATCAATGCCTATGAAATCAAGACCGGAATGTCCCGCACGAAGCTGGCACATCTGATGGACGCAGAAACCTGGATGGATGCGAACAAGGCTGTGGAACTCGGCTTTGCAGACGAGATCACCAAACGCCCCGGAGTCAGTGAGGACATTGAAATCCCGCAGGTGTCGATGATGTTTTCCAAGGCAGCGGTGACCAATTCCCTTATGGATAAGATTGCTGCCAAATGTACCATCACACCCAAACCCGCTGTGCAGGAACGCACAGGCCGTTCTGTTGATGACCTCAGAGCGGATTTGCAGAAAATCAAAAACTACATTTAATTTTGGAGGTATTCATTATGACTATTATCGAAATGCGTAATAAGCGCACCAAACTTCTGGCTACTATGGACGGTTTCCTGGAAACCCACCGTACCGACAAGGGCGTTCTCTCCGCAGAGGATGACGCCACCTACAACAGCATGGAGCAGGAACTGGCTGCCCTCACCAACGAAATCAAGCGTATGGAGCGCCGTGAGGAAATCGAGGCAGAACTCTCCAAGCCCGTCAACACTCCTATCACCGGCAAGCCTATGGCATCCGGTGCTGCTACTGCTCCTGTCAACGGCCGCACTCGCGCCACTGACGAGTACAAGCAGAACTTCTGGAATGTGATGCGTAACAAGACTCCTATGCCTCACGTGGTAAACGCACTCCAGGTCGGTGACGATGCCGAGGGCGGCTACCTTGTTCCCGATGAGTACGAGCGTACTTTGGTACAGGCACTTGAGGAGGAGAACATCTTCCGTAAGTTGGCCCACACCATCAATACCGACAGCGGTGAGCGTAAGATCCCCGTTGTGGCATCCAAGGGTACTGCCAACTGGATTGACGAGGAAGGTCCCTACGAGGACAGCGATGACAACTTCTCTCAGATCACCATTGGCGCTCACAAGCTGGGTACTACCATCAAGGTTTCTGAGGAGCTGCTCCGTGACAGCGTGTTCGACCTGGACAGCTACATTGCGGCAGAGTTCGCTCGCCGTATCGGTGCCCGCGAGGAAGAGTCCTTCTTCAATGGTGACGGCAACGGTAAGCCCCTGGGCATCCTTGCTGCCAACGGTGGTGCCGAGGTCGGTGTAACCGCCGCTTCCGCTACTGCCATCACCGCAGACGAAATCATGGATCTGTATCACGCCCTCAAGGCGCCTTACCGCAATAAGGCTGTGTGGGTCATGAGTGATGCCACCGTGAAGGCCATCCGTAAGTTGAAGGACAATACAGGCAACTTTATCTGGCAG